TTTGGTCAAAGATGATCGTCTTTTCTTGCGCCGTATCCCATGTAACCTCTTCGCTGCCAACATAGCACTTATTCGATCCACTCGCATACGCGAAAGCGTCGCCAGCGTAAGGGATGACCATACGCTCGAACTCCGTGGTGTCAAAGAAAGCCGACTGATACCGATAGCCGTGCTGCGCGAAGATCAAGTCAACCATCTTCTTAACCCAGATATTTGGCCGCATCAATTCAATCGGGATCAACCTGTCAAAGATTGGCGTCACCGAGCTGAACAGCGGCGCAAGCGGTCCTAATGGATTGGTGACATCGTAGCAATGAAAGTGACCTGCAGCGTCGATGATGCCGTAGACATAACCGCTGCCATCGCTGAAGGTGTCATCCCAGCTGCCAGTAACCAGCGAAACGCTAAACGTGTGGTTCATGCCGGTGACACCGACAGTGTCAACAAGTTTAACGTCAGCCATGTTGCTGAATAGCGCCACCTCCTCGCCGTAGATAGCAACCTCGTAAGTCGCCTGCCCCTTGGTCACGCTCATGGACAATAGCTGCATAGTGCCTGCGAATACTTGCACGCCATCACTCCACACTGCGCACTTGACCTGCTTGTTTGGCGTGAAGCCGCCAACGAAGCTCTGCACGTTGTAGGCGTGGCGGAAGGCAGCGTCGTTGCCCCTCGTTGAGGGCAGCGCAATCGTCTTGCTGAACGCACCCTTGCGCTTGGTGACATCAGCCAAGTCCTGAACGCTGAAAGTGACGGCAATATCCGTGTCACCCGAAACGTCAAGGTCAAAGCCTGACGACGGCGCATCGGCATCAGGGTAGCAAACGAACTTCACGTTACTCATAGCGCAGTGTTTTCGTAGCCAACCTGAACGTCAACGCTGATCTGCTGCAATTTGTCAACGACGCGCTTGCGGATGTTGTAGGTGTTGGTCTGCACGACGACAGGCACCAGCTGCGTGCCAAGTTGAATCCAGCACTCGGGAGCGTATATCATCTCTTGCAGCCAGCTGAACTCCGCATCGGTGAGCCAGTCGCTGTTCAGCGTGTAGGTGTCGCGGTACGTCACCGACCACTGTTTGTCGTAGACGTCATCGCCGTAGACGCTGGCGTTGTAGCCGTAGGTCTTGCGGTCAACATCAACGCGCTGCCTGTTCATCCGTGTGAACGTGTAGCCGTCAACACCGCCGTACATATTCCGGAAGAAAACACGCAGGTCGTTGTAGCGCTGGCAGTTGTCGATGACGTAGGTGTATGCAGCGGTGCGGCTGAACGCGCTTGTATTCGTGCCTGCCGTATTGAAAGTCACCAAGACCGCAATCTTGCCGCCATCCGTAGGGAAGTTGACGCTCCCTGCGTTGCCGTCGGAACACTGCGAAGACGTGAGGTTGTACACTCCATAAGGGCCAGCGTTTATGATGTTGCTGATGGCCGAAACGCTGCCAGTCACCAGAAAGGCTGCACGCGGTGTGCCACCGTCGTAGCTGACGCGTAACGCTATGCCCGAAACGTTGGAAAGCACGCCGATGAAGTCGCTATCACCCGATCCAAGCGTTGAAGTCACTGGCCTGTTGCTGAACACCTTAATCGCTGGAGTATCCCCCGACACCGTCGCCGCTATGTACCCACTTGGCGAATAGGCCGCGTAGTCCTGCTGGCGAAACGCCGCCTGCCACGCGATCAGCGACGCTGATGCTGTGCCGCCTGTCGCCACCGTCGGAGGTGAGCCGAACTCCTCGCGGAAGGTCAGGTTCGTGTTGACTGCGTAGCCGCCATCCTGCCAGCCGCTGGTAAGCTGTGGTATCTTCGGCGCAATCAGCGTTTCAACGACCTTGCTAACTCCGAAGAAGCCGTTGTTCGTCGTCGGCAGTTTGTCGCACTTCAAGCGCGCGGAGGAAAGCGACCCCGACACGTCGCAGACGTAGCGGAAGTTGGCAGAAGCGGTGTTGTTGCTCGACACAACCACGACATCGCTGTTGCCGACAGGAAGCAGCGAAGGCAGCGCGGATATAACTGTTATGCTCATACGTTGATTGAAATTGATATTTCCTTGCCGACGACCTCGGCGATGCTGCTCACCAGTTCGTCCATCTTCGCGTCGCTTAGCACTGGGTTGAGGAATGGCCGCCCCTTGATGCCTCTGCGTTTTATTGACTTGGCGATGTTGTATGCCGCCGCGTCGATTTCGTCAGCAGGGATGCCGAGTGCTTTGTCTATTGCCCACTTGCGGATCGCTGCCACGTGCGAAGGACTTGGGTTGATACTCCGAAAGCTGAACGGCGCACCCCTGTTGACACGCACGCCATTGACGCCGTATTCAACGAACTTCCAGTAGCTGGCCATCTCCATAGCGACCTGCGCGACCTTCTGCTCGACAGGCAACTCTGCGAAGCCTACCGATTGACGCAGGTTGAGCGTAGCCTTAGCGTCAACGCGTTCAATGCCCTCAACGGTCAACTTGATGACATCCTGCATCCACCGAATGAGAGCCGCGTTCACGTCAGGAGATCGCGACAGGCTGAACTCCTTAGTCACGTCAGCGCCAACGCCCAGTACGTCGCCTTCTATCTCTGTGGTAAATTTCATGCAGGTAAATATCGCAGCGCGGAAATCTATGCACTACGGCATAGCCTTCATCAGCAACAGCGCGTTCATAAACTCTCTTGCCGGCATGTTGAATACCTGGTCCATGCGCAGCGGATCTTTGCCGGCCATACGGTAGACCACACCCACCCAGCCGTAGTTCGGCTTCTTTACGCCTTGGCCGTTGTCGTCGTCGTCCCCTGCTCCGTCAAAGACCTCCGCATAATCGTCAACAAAGGCTCTGAAAGCTGCAAAAAAAAAGCGGCATAACCCCAAACGTCACCCATGTTCATCTGCAACATCGCCTCTGCGCGTTGCTTGTGCCCCTTGCCGTCGTATGCCTTCGAACACCACTTCCACACCCTGCACTCCCTCGAAAGCGTCGCCAAGATCAGGTGCAAGTTGTCAATCACCCCCTGCTCGCTGCTCATGTCGTAGGAATATAACTCCACAAGCTGCCCTGCGCTGATTTCGTCAATGAACCACTCAAATTGATACCACTTTCCGGCGACCTGGGCGTGACGCTTAGCCGCCAGTGACGATAGCGATTTGCTCGCCGCGTTGATCTCACCATAGCGCTTGTTGACCTCCGCAATCGTCATCTTCTTGACCTGCTCGATCGGGATGCCGTCAAGAACGGCGATGACACCGATCTTTTTGTCGCTCGTCGTGTAGATTGCGTTGGCCTCAATAGACACAATGCGCTGGAACTGGTCTACGGTGATTTTGTTCAATATACTCATGACAGCAGCTTTTGTATTTTTTCAAACGTCGCATCGCTTTGCGTCCACACACCCAGACCGTGTGAGTGTTCGAAGTTGTGTTTATACCCCTGCAACTCCGCAAAGAACTTGCCAACGTCGTGAGGGAAGCTGATCGTGTCGTGAAACAAGACGACACCATCAGGGTTCAGGAATGGCAGCCACGTCGTGTAGTCGTTCTTGACCGCATCGTAGGTGTGCAGGCCGTCTATGTGCAGGATGTCGATCTTTTTTTCCCAGCGCTTGGCCACGTCGTCAAAGTAGCCTTTGATGAAGTACAGGTTCTTCATCTTGAGCGTCACCCGGAAGTGTTCACGCAACCCCATGACGTGGTCATAGGTGCTACGCCTCCCTGCATGTTCGTCGCCCTCAAATGAGTCAATGCCGTACACCTTGCCGTGGCCAAGGACCGCGAAGCAGAACGTCGAGAAGCCGTAGTCAACACCAAGGTCGACGGTCACCTTTGGCTTAAGTGCGTCAGTCAGGTGAATAGCGAAGTTGCCGTGTCCCTCCCACGCCGTAGGCTTGGCGAGGATCATCTGATAAAAGTGCTTGATTGCGTGCATGGCTCAAATTTACTACATGATAACGTATCTGCCTCCAGCGTTGGCTGATAGCTTGTTGAGCGCGACGTAACGCACCGCGTCAATGGCGTGGTTGTACCGGTCAATCGGCACACCAAGGGATGCGCCAGTCTTATCCGTGTCCCACGTGTAGTTGCGCAGTTCCTTGATCAGGTTCGTCGATTCACGCGTCACGAGCATCGGCTGCCGCTTCAGGATGTCGATGCTGTTTCTGATGCTGTCTGCGCCCTTCGTCGCCGGGTGGATGTTGAAGCCAAGGCGATGCACCTCTTCGATGCTCTTGGGTTCAGCACTGTCAGCGATGATCGGCCACGACCTGCCGATGCCCAGCTTGCGCAGGTGGTCAGCGATGTCTTGGTTGGTCAGTCCGTTTTGGTAGAGTAGTTCGTGCAGGAGGATAGCGCTGCCACGCTTGTAGACCGCAACGACCGCCGTGGGATCGTTCGTATATCCCCAGTCCAATCCGATAGCTACCAGCTTATCCCCAGCAAAGTCGATGTTGTCCACCTGTTGCCAATCATCAAAGACCACGCCCTGCAATAATCCGACCTCACCCAAGCCGTAGACCTTCCACCAGTTCGCCCAGTACGTCGATGTCGCCGCCTTGACCTGCGCCGCTTCGATGTCATCGCGGATCGTCGCTGGCAGCGCCTCATTATCGCGATACGTCAAGACTACCAGTTCGCTATCCGGTTCTTTCAGCACCTCCGTGTGCGCCCAAAACTCCGACACAGGGTTGAAGTCGATGTAGATGGCTTCGCTCGTTCGGATTGCCAGCTGATGGTACGCCTCGAAGTCGATGTTGTTGGCTTCGTTTATGTATAGCACCTGCCGCCGTGCGCCGCGTAACTTAGCCTCCTGGTCTGCGCTGAAGAATTCAATCGTGCTGCCGTTGGCGAAGGTGTAGGTTAGCAGCGTCTTGTTCCAACCTTCGTCACGCCAGCGGTTCGTCCACTGCATGACCTTGCCAAAATCCTTCATCGCACCACGTCGCAGGTGCGGGATTGATTCAGATACGACGCTGATCTCGGTCTTGGCCTTGGCTGCAATGTGGATCAGGACTGCCAGTATTGCGTATGTCTTGCCAGCACTTGTCCCGCCTTGGATGACTTTCTTTCTGGCCGTCATCCGCCGTATGCGTTTTATCGCGGTGGTGTGCTGAAACAGCATTTTGTTGGCGTCAACGAAATGGTTTTGTGGCCATGGCAGGATTCGAACCTGCAATAAACCCCGCCATTGGGGTGTGTGTGCCTTTCCACCACATAGCCTTGTAGTCAGGACAGGATTCGAACCTGTATTCCGTACAATTTCAAGTACTGAACTGAATCAAACAGTTTTGGAATCAACCGAGTCCTTCCACCTACTTGTGCGTCTACCATTCCGCCACCTGACTATTCTACATTAAAGGAGGTCTTTGTCAAATCCAAGTTCTGTCAAAACTTTTGCTGGTTTGTCAAAATACTCCCTAATAGTTCCCATTGCTATATCAATATCCTCAAACCCAACATTCTTGTATCCAAAAGAAACGACACACCCCCGGTCTAATGGTTGAATTTTAATCTCCCAGCGTTTTAGGATTTCAAAGTATTTTTTGTCAATCATGTTCTGTATTCTTTCGTCCGATATGGGCTTGCACACTAGGGTCTCTTCAAGGCATTGTGACAAATCTTGTTCAACATCGGTTGGTTTTGGTACATGAGCGTTTATCATTTTATTTTGGTTTAGGTTACAAATATAACTACTTTTCAGCAATTTCACCCTTAATCTTCTCAATGTAAACGACCGCATCCATCAACTCCTCCTGCAAGTGTTGAATCCACTCGGCGAATGTCAGGTCATTGCGCTCCATCGTTGTGCCGTACTTCTTTTTGCCCTCTTCTGCTCTTGTCCGAAATTGGTCAATAACTGACTCGACTATCTTATCGCTCATGATTGTCTTTTAGCGCGTTCACAATTGCGCAAAATAAAGCGTCTTTTTTTTGCTGAAATTCAGGTAATTGCTCGAATGGGACGATACAAGGGTGCGTTTTTTTAACGGTATCCTTTACCTCCCCATACACCCACCCATCTGAAATCTTTTCCTGCATCCATGCGTTATGCTGTGCATCTTCTTTTGCGTCAGGGTTGTTTAATTTAAAGGCAACACCAGAAATGGCGCTGTCTCGCTGCCATTGTTCGGCATCATCCCAATGACTTTGACTAAAGTCCCCGTTTGCTTGGCACCATACTCTATTAGCCTCATGGCATGCCTTGGCGATATACTCTATTTTTTTATCCATTTTCAGTTATTTAGGCAAACAAAAATTGGTGCAGTTCTTCAACCGTGCGGCAAATCTCTTTCCCATCCTTATCCCACATCTGCAAATCCACACGCCTGCCATAGTCCTTCTCGTACATCCACCAAGTAATGCACTCGTACTGTTCTTCATTGAATACATGCTTCAATAGCAGGTCGATGACTTCCCGTGCTCTCTCTTCAAATTCGGTCAGGTCGATGCCAAGTTTATAAGCCTCACTCTTTCTTTTGTTATCCGCATCCATCAGGTTCAGCAGGTGTTGTAGTTCTGATAGGGTCATAGGTCGTCATTAAATAGCGGCTGTTCGATGTGTACCTTCTGCTCTTGCTTGTCAGCCAAGCCAAGCACCCTGACTGCGATGGCACTGTTGTAAACATTCGCGCCACTGCCCTCAACCATATCGCGGTCACAGGTCGCGCGTATGCGGGTAAGGATGGGGCGAAATGCTTCGTGATGCTCTCCTTCTTCCCTTTGATAGTGCGACAAATCATAGCACCACCCCTCTTCTGCAAGGTATCCTTCAAACCCCCTGAATGTCAGCGGTCGCTCCTTGTCGCGGTACACCATTGCGCCATCTTTGCCCACATAATCTTGCACCCTGTACGGATTCGCCTTCGTCCACGCTTTGTATGTGCAGAACAAATCCCACAGCTGTTCAGGACTTTCAAACGCGGGCGGCCTTCCTACTTTCTTCATACCTCAACGCTGTTCATTATATCGATTATCTTCTCGCATATCGCCACCTTCGCGTGCAATGCGTTGGGTGCATCGCAGTCGTTCAGGCTGTCCAATATGTTGGCCATATCGGTCATCAATGCGCCAATGTTCACGAGCTTGGACATATGCAAGTCGTGTTCTTCTTGCTTGTTACTCTTCGTCAAGTTCGCCAAGTTCTTTCAGTTTATTTCGTGACCATCCAAGTGCCGCCTTCCCGCCCCAAAGCAGGTAGCTGATGTATCCGCAGTCGCTGGTGCTGTCTGCGTTGTCGTAGTAGGTTTCCGCACGCGACAGGTAGCTGTGCATCCGCTTGATTGTT